TCTGCCGCAGGTAACACTCCTGTCTTAACCATTTCTGCTAAATCTGTCCTACCATTGGGATAGTTTTCTGACTTCATACCTAATAAAGCTGTAACAGTAGCGTTTCTGTTTTTTGTTTTAGCATCACCTTCACGTAAGGTATTAATTCTGTTCTCAAAACTAGTGTGCATGCCTTGGTCAGGCTCTAAACGCATAGAATTGAAACCTTGTCCTAGTCTGTAGACTTGTTCCTGTGACATACCGGCAAATAATGAGTTACTAACATTAGAAATGCCGCTCATAATGCCTTTTTGTTCTTCATCGTCCTTGCCACCTAAGAGACCGCCTCCTAATATTGCTCCTCCTAGTATTTGTCCTAATCCTAATGCCATTTTTAGCTCCTAGTACGGTGTTGGTTGCGCTTGGTTACCGGTGTAAGCGTTAGCTCCTAAAGTTAGATAATCAAACAGACCCGGTGTTTTAGTTTGTGTAACTGTTTGTGGTGTGCTTACAGGATTAGCATTTAATGCGCCTGTTACATAACCAAGACCTTGTGCAGGATGATTAACAAATCCTTGATATTGTTTTCTAGCCGCATCAAACAATGCTTGTTGTAACGCTTGCTGTTGTGCGCCCTGTGTAGCTAGGTTTCTATTGACAGTTTGACCCATACCAAAACCTAAATTAGACAATTGACCTAACTGGTTTGCCGCACCTAATCTTTGTCCTGCTCCTGCAAGTCCTGCTTGTTGATTAGCTAGGTCTGCTTGCATTTGATTTGATATATCACCCATACCGGCTTGTTGATTAGCTAGTTGAGCTTGAAAGTTATTGCCTATGTCTTGTAATGCCATGTTCTGAGCATTTTGAAAGCCTGCTTGTCGAAGTCCTGCTGATGCTTGCGCTAATTGACTAACTGTATCTCTACCTATCTCACCCATAGCAACACCATGTCTACTACCACCATATGCTTTAGCGGCTTGTGCTTGACCTTGTAGATTGTTCATGCCCATTTGTGCGCCGCGTAAAATATCAGCTTCATTAGCTTTTACTACAGCATCCTCAAAAGGGTTTGTGTAAGGCTTCATGTTTGTACCGGCAAGAGTCTGTGGTGTTACTGTTGCGCTTTGACCTGCTACACCTACCTGACTAGGATTGTATGCCATGCCCATTGCAGTACCCATACCTGCACCTTGTATGCCTTGTGCGGCTAGGCTATTTATGTTTGGTGGAGTTGTTTGACCACCGGGTAGTCCTTGATTAGCCATTAGTAGCTACCTCCAAGTTTTGTTTTCCTAAAATTAGAAGTCTTAGCTCTGTCTCTTGTTATTGCGGCTCTTTGTTGAGCTATATCTTTTTGTTTTGGTACATAAGTAGATTTTTGTCCATAAGCACTATCTAATTGACTTACATAACTACCGGGGTCAACTTGTGCATTATGTGCTTTTTTATCTTTTGTACTCCAAGTATTTGGATTGTATGGATTATAAGCAGGTTTTGAGGCAGTTGGTGCGCCTCCTCCTCCTCGTCCGCCTCCTGATGAACGTGCTACATTAGCAGGTACAGCATTACCAAATAGGTTATTGTATGCCGCCATGTTTGCAGGGTCTCTAGCTGTCAGTTCTTTAAGCGCTTGGTCGTATAAACCAATAGAGCCATAACCTTTCATACCGTTGTCATAAGTTGTTGGAGTTGGCATTCCACTTGTTGCAGTCAACGTGCTGTTAGGGTCTAACAAACCAAATGCTTTTGCCGCTCCAATGTTATTATTCATTGCCGCATTTTGTGTTTCATTAAAAGCCGCTACTTCTGCGCCTGTGTATGGCATGTATTTAAGTTGCTGTACTTTTTCAGCTCGTCTAATATTTCTTTCTGCCGGTTGTTGTATCCAACTAGGTATAGTTGTCTCTGTTTCTTTTTTACCGCCTTTACCGCCGCCGCTACTCATGTCAAAACTCCTTTAATAATGTTGTAAACTGTTCTGACCAACCTTTAGGTTCAAGGATTTTTTTCCATCCTCTTCGACCAGTAACAGTCATCCCTATACATCCTTGGTGTTTGCCCCAAGTTATTGCATCATCATGCATATCTGTAATTTGATGTATTCCGTAACCTTTATCGCCGCCTGCTAAGAACACATGTAACACTTTCTTATTAGGATACACTACAATTTCGGTTACTGCACATCCGTTTGACCCCATCCACAATTGGAAATCACCACTCATAACACCATCTACAATGTCTTTAAAATTATGGGTATTGCCGCCTTTTTTAAGTGCTGACTCTATCCATGCTTTACCGCGCATTAAATCTTCTGTTATGCTCATGGGTCTAATTTTATCCTAATCCAAGCTCCATTTTTAGAAACTACAGGGCAATCCTGAGCTTCATCCCACATAATAATGCCATCTTGTGTAGCTTTACTATCTGCATTATAAAATTGTAATTTGTTGCGAGTCGTTGTTATAAACGTATTTAATCGCTCACCCCAAGGTTTCCAATCTTTTCCTAGTGGAGGTGGAGGATTTGCAACACTCATCGCCTACCTCCTGCATTTGCTTCAATACGCATTATTCCCGACCTCCAGTTGTCATTACCTGTACCCTGTACTTTTATACGCACTTGTCTACCCTGAAAGCGAACATCTGTAGGATTACCAAGCGTAAATGCACCATGTGATGTCTCACTATCATTAGGATAAAAACGTGTCTTAAATGTAACTGCAACTTGCCCTTGTGTTTTTTCGTCAGGTATAAGTTGTGTTACTTTCATAATGCTATCACCATTACCAAGACTAATAGAGCCTGACTCAGCATATGGTTTTGTTGACCCTGTGTGCGTGTAACCTGTTTCTTGATTGTAAAGATTACCACTAGCATCTGCCCATATTGGGTTAGTAAACACACCTTGGTCAACTCCTGCTGTTCTATCTAATTCACCAGTAGTCCAATGACCCTCTTTATAATCTAATGCCACATATCTATCATTCTCCGTTGCTGTTCCTGATGGATAAAACCACCATATTTCGCTGTGTTGCGAGTTATGTAATGCATAAACTTTGCTTATTTGTGAAGGGTTCATGTCATCGAACACGTAATCAGACACTTCACATGCTATTTCACTAGCTACTGAACCATCAAATGTAAAAAACCCTTTTTTACCCATCCAAAATGCACCTTCATCAATAGCTACAGCACCACGTCTTGAAGCAACACCACACGCTGTACCTATTCTTTCAAATCCATATACAAATGGTGCGCCTGAATAACTAGCTACGTGTGCATCATTGTCAGTTAGGATAAGCGTTCTACCTCTCATGCGTAACCCTAACATGATTTGACCGACAGTCTGTAATTCAAAGTCACCTGCTTGGTTAGTAGCACTCGGTGTCCATGATGTATTGTTTTCTTGGTCACACCATTGCACTTTACGAGGATTACCACCTGCACCTAATGCAAATACAAATCTTTCTTCTGTAACTACTAAACCTTTGTTTCCTGTTGGTGCATTAGCAACTACTTGTGCCACAACACCTGTGTTAAGTTGCCATTCATATATCTTTCCATCTTTTGATGAACATGCCATAAGGTATTCACCCCAAGTATCTAGTGACCAAGTGGTCGCTTCTTGGTAAACACCTGTGCTTGTTGGTGCTGAACCCCAATTACCTGCACCATAAAAACCACCGCCATAACCAAGATTTAGTGAGCCATTCAAACTACCTGATGTTAATCCTGATGGTGTTATATCGTAAACTGTGCTAGAGGGATTTACATAATAAAGCTTGTTATATGTGCCACCTGCTAGATATGAGTCACTTGAGTTATCAAGCCATGAAAGCATTGCTCTTGGTGCTGATGCAAATGCACTAGCTTTTCTAGTTGTCCACCCACCAACAGGTCGCATAGAGCCATCGTGCCATCTAACTAAACTAGCATCTCTCCATCTATTTGAGGCTTGGAAGTCAGTACCGTTTCTATATTGCCCCGGTGGAATGTCTAAAGGTATTAATGCCATATTAAGCCGCTATTTGTGTCCAAGTTACAGAGTTATTAGTTATTAACTCCCATTTCTCTCTACCAATTGTAGCTGTTCCTGATGTAGATGATACTATACCACCGACACGCTGTACTCTGTTGCATGTTGCTGTAATACTTGACTCAGGTTGCGTAACTGCATGACCTTGAAATATTTTCTCTGAGTCACTTGCTGTGCTTGAGTTTGTAGAATTATTTGGTGTTGTTGCTGTGCCACCCATGCCTGAATGCAAAGAACAATAGTAAAACAAGTCAGGCGTTCCATCTGCTACAACTATAGTTGATTGCGTTGATGAGTTATGCGTTACACCTGTTGTATATTCTGTTCCACTTGCATGTGTACCATTAGAGGTAGTAGAAAATCTTAATGGATGTCCTGATGGATAATTAAACACATAGGTGTTGCCTTCAACTAAGAATTGTGCTTCTTGTTGTACGCCATTTACAAAGTATTTATTAGCACCACTCACACTAGCAACAGTTACCTCATTTGTATGAGTGCTACTCGTTGATGCAATTCCACCCCTTGTAGCAAATCCGAGTACAGTAATACTGGCTACTGCTGTTGGTACA